CTATAAAAGATAAGCCCTTGACTATAAAAATCAAGAGCTTAAAAGAGTACCCCCGACAGGACTCGAACCTGTGACCCACTGCTTAGAAGGCAGAAATAAATCATTGTTTATATTGGATCATATCTTATTTATGGCTTAATGGTGACTTAATTTACCAGTTCTTTCTATATTATATATAAAAAAGTGGCAGGCCATGCAACCTGCCACCACGAAGGGGCCTATAAATAAAGAAGGAGGTACTGGCCCGTTACCCTTTGATAATCTTATGCCACCATAACTTCCAGGCGACAGTCGTCAGTGTTGCAAACGATGGGAGAACAATGGCCAGATTGTTTAAGGTGAGGGGAATCTTTAAAAACAAAACTCCTATAAATCCCATAAGAGCCGACAAAAGCAAGGCCATGACATATCTCAGCCAAGATTCCCTGAATGCTTTAGTCACAATGTTGATTACCCATGGTGCCACTGCCCCTCCGAGTGTGAGAATAATCACCGGAAAAACAATATTGGGATCATCCGGTCCATCTTGAGCAAACAAGAAAACAGGAACCAGAAGAATAAATACAAATACACAAAGCATGGTGATTTTGAAATTGATACGCATAATAAACCTCCTTGAGGGTTTAAAGTTTTAAAATTATTTTGGACTCTTACCTCCACTGCCTTGATCGCATGGTTGCCCCTTATCTTTTTTTATCTTCAATAATCCCAGTATAAAATCCAGGATCGCTTTTATTATTCCGGTCCAATCCACACTTGCCGCCTTCCTTGCTACTTCTTTTGTTTTCTCGGTACCAGTAACCAATTTCCCGACAACGCGTAATACAAATCCCCATGGCCCGCCTGCCAACTCTCCGGTTGTGGATATTGCATTGCCAATCGATTTCTTATTCTTGTGAACGAATAAATGAATACTCTGCCAAAGACTTACCCTTGATAAGGGAGCCCCAGGTTGATCCGGCAATATTTTATCTATTGGGATCCTCGGCTCTTCTTTGAGCCATCGGATCGGATGGATGATAGGCTTAAGCTTGTATTTTGTCCATGCCTTTGCCCGGCTCAAACGATTCTTTTTTTCTTTAATATAAGACATTGCAATTCTCCACTATTTTTGCCATCTCTTCTGCTCTCTCTGGCGTTTGCTTATGCCAAGTACTATCAAGCATCTCTTCGGCAGCTTTTTCCCATTGCCTTGTCTGCATATAACCAATCGTTTTTGGGAAAGTCAGAAAACCTCCAATTCCCATTTGGTAACACATTTCGATAATGACATTCTGGATCTGCTCCGGCACATAAAGAACCCATGGCATCCGTTCACCAATTTCAGCAATAAGATTTAACAACTTATACTTAAGTATCATATCAGCAATATCGGCAGGCATAACCAAATCCTTAATCGCAAATCCGTATCCGATTGTATCATAACCGAGAGAATCTTTGTAGACCACAGACCTGAAACTCTCATGATGTTTAATACTCTTCAAAAGTTCTTTATAATTATATGGCATGATAACACCTCGATCAATTATTTTTTGCCATTCATAAATTTATCTTTCATGTCGGCAGTTTCTCCATCAACCTCTAATTGTATACTTTCAATACGTTTTTCAGAATTAGCCGGATCAACTGTTCTGTAAATTTCCTTCAAAACACTCTTTGCAAATTTGCGATCTCCATAATTTTCAATTTGCATCTCCCTAATATCAACCGAATTATTTTTAGATATTTTATTACAGTGAAGCGTATCAAAAATAACACTGAATATGAGCCAGAAAAATGGTAGAGATGCAATAATTAAACCTATTGACTTAACCCCGGGCCGCCATCCAACCCCTCTGTTTTCTTTGATATAAATATCCGGTGATTTTACATCATCAATTATTCTTTTAAATTGACCATTCATGATTAACCCCATTTCTTAATTAAGCCAACAATTCGTAAGAACCCATTCACCAGGATAATATATATTTATTTTTTCAAACTTTTTTTAATTTCCTTCTCGCGATCTGCCCACCATTTCTTTAGACTTTTAATATTTTTTTCCTCTCCATACGTTGTTGCTATTCTCAAACCTGCCGATTTACCAATTGCATCAAACAATTCCATTTCAGCAGCCAACCAAGCTATAAGATTCTGTATTTGGTCTGGCTGTGTTCCCTTTATCTGATTTAGTAAAAAAGATGGAATTTGCCCATAACTTATTGGGCCTTTCTTACCCGGCCCCCATGTTACAGTTTCACCTTTGAGCTTACCCCACTTAGGTTGCCCCTCCATGTGATAACCAATCCTTGTGGTTTTATAAAATCCCTTTTCCTTATCAATTCCCATTAACTCAGAAAACGTAGTATATCGACGCTGTGCCCAATCCGTACCTGTTAGGGCATCATAGAAGAATCCAAAAACAACGCTACCTTTATGCTTGGCTGATCTAAAGGGATGTAGTATAAATTTTATAGGATCTTTAAAATGTCCTATAATACTGAAATATTTACGCCTCTTGGTTTTTCCACCCAATGCACTGTAAAGAGGTGTTATGTCTACGTCCAAATATCTTAATTTACCCTCTTTCCAGGCTCGTTCATAATTTCTTACAAATCTTTGCCAGTGTCCCTTTGCTTCTTCGTCATCTTCATCAAACCCAGACATAATCAGATTGGCCAAAACCGTTAAACCCATTGCCTTTGTTAAGACACTCGCCCAAAAATTACGGTATAGTTGACCTTCATTTCCTCCCTTGAATGCCTTTACCATTGTCCGGACATTGCTTTCCGTCCAGTCAGGTGCAAGGGCAAATATTCTAAATATATGTTGAACAGTTGGGTTCCGCCCCAGTCTTTGATGATGCAAGCCCCCAAAATCATCGTTAATTAAATTTGCCACATGCTTGGCTGCTTCATCTATATTCATGTCAGGATGTTTTTTAAGATAATTTTTGTATTCTATCAAAAAGGCTTTCGCCTTGAGTCCAGCCCCAAATTCACCAAATAGAAAATCTGCATGTTTCTGGCGCAGATCAAGTATTACCTGTTTTACACTTTCACCACCCATCTTGTCAATCATTTTACCTATGATAGTTTTCTCATGTAGTAAATCTTCATTCCAATCCTGTTTAAGTCTTAAGGTTAATCCATTTTTAACGCCTTGCATTACAATAGGACTTTCCTGTTCGATTGCCTTAACACCTTCACGATATGCTTTTCTTATATTCCATTCTTTCCCGCTTTTATGTCGGGTTCCAAACCAATAAGACCTCATAAAAGCAAGATGATGAAAAAATGAACTTTGAAGAATCCAAGATTTTGTAATAGCATTATACTTGGTTACTGCTCTAATAACTTCAATATCCGATAGCTTGGATATGCCTAAAATATTGTTCATGTTCTTAGCTATCCCATCGGGGGCATAAAGTCTTTGTTTCTCAAATACATTCCCATCTTTATCTATAAAATAATTTTTGCCGTAAACTTTATCTGCTTCAACTTTCCCAGACCATTTCCAAGTATTAAAATTTGGATGTTTAACTTCTACATATCCCTCAAGGTGTTCAGTTGTTAATAATGCCTCACCATCTAAAGTTTTTAGTTTCTGTAAAGCCTTAATATATCTTTTGTCCTCAATTGTTTTAATGAGTTCTTCTTTGTGGATTGCTAAAATATTCGATGCCCCTTCAACTTTTAAATTAAAACCATTAGCCCAGCCTTCTATAATTGTAACAAGTTTCCGTTTTTTTGAATGTCTTGTTGTTGTCCCGAATTTTCTAAACTTTTCCGAATTTCTACTACCCAAATCCCAAGTTCTTGAAGCATAATTATCCAGTACGTTTTTAATCACATCGGCTTGTAAACTTTCGGCACCTATTTGATCATAACTTTTACCAATTGCATCAGCTATTTTTTTGATGTTATCTGGCAAATTTTGAGATAATTTAACAGTTCTTTTCTGTTTATCTGATAATTTGTTCCAATATTTCTTAATGTGTTCCGGTTCTCTCTTGGTATCTATATAAAGCTGAATTGCCCTATCATAATCTTTTTCCCTTTGAGTGTATTTCTTTGATCCAGTTGCCTTTTTAATCTCGTCCTGTACCCTTCTCCGCTCATTTTCTATCTGGATTACCCTTACATCCTTTTTTCCAATCCATAAATCTTTCTGGCGTTCATACGCCCTCTCCAATTCGTCTTCTGGCCTTTTAAACAATTCCTTTTGGCCCAACTTCCCTGCCGCCATCTTTGCCAGCTTCTCATAGTTCTGGGAAATATTGGTCACATAGGCAACACTCTTCCCCTGGTTGATGAGGTACTTCAGGAAATCAATCTTGTTGGCTGCCTTGCTCTCACGAAGTAAATTAACAGCCTGATCGAGAGGTGTATCCTTTTTCAGTTCTTTCGTTTTTTTGGCACCACGTTCCAGCTTCTTTTCTTTTCTGCCCTCGATGTCAAACAAGGTCTGGCCTTCTTCGGGAATATTTTTATCAAGTTTTTTGGGAGTTATTTTATCAGGTGGGGTTACTTCTTGCCCGGCAGAAATAGCCGGGCGTAATTTATTTGATTCTAAGGATAAGTTTACATTTCCTTCTTCTTCATAAATAGCTTTCAACTCTTTATTGGTAAGTTTTCGATCAATTTTTACATTTTTTAATAACGGCTCCCCATCACCTCCTCGTCCAACTTTGTCGCCAGTGACAAGATATGCTGGTCGTTCTGCTCTCATCACATGACCAACGAATGGGAAATCATAATCTTCCGAATTAAATACATGCCTGCCATATATGTCTTGCTTTAATTCATAAACTGAAACCCCCTTTTCTTTTGTTCCTTTTATTATATGTGTTGACTTTTCACCTCGTGGTATACCTCCAAATCTAAAATATAATGTTTTAAGGTTTGGCTTTTTACCACCCCAAATAGAAACAACTTTTCTAATGTCTTTTTTTGCTCTCTCTAATGCTTTTTCTGTCGGTGGACACATGCTTACATAAACCACATTTCCTTTTTCATCAAAATAAACAGACCCTGGCCCAATATATCCATCCGGAGATTCATTCGAAGGTATGTCAGATATTTGATATGTATATTTTTTTACGGTTGACCTTGGATTGTAGGGGGAAAGAATTCCCTGAATATCTTTTGGATTAATAAATTTACTTCCACTTCCGGGCTGTAGAGACTTTTTATCCGTGGAAGCTTTGCCCGTCCCTTTTTGGGATTTCATCTTTTGAAAATTAACAATATTTTTGTCCTTCTGCAATCTTTTTTTATCTTCTGCCAGGTTAAAAATTGTCTGACCTTTATCCGTCTCCTTTACATCAATCGCATCAATTAAATTATCAAAAGCCTTGACAACACCTTCACCTCCTATCTTCTCTCCAAAATCTTCAATAACCTTCTTAACCGAAACCACTTTCTCCTTCTCAAGCTTCTTGACACCCACAACCTTTTTCTTTTCAAACAATCCAGCCTGTTCCCCCTCCTCCTTCTTCAATAACCCAATACCGTCCCGTCCCTCAATCTTCTGTGTTGGACCCTTGGCTAAAATCTTACCCGTGGGTGCTTTTGCCTGGCCCAATAACTCAGG